CAGGCCGCTGGATACGAGAGTGGATGCAGCGCAGCGGGGAGACTTCAGCCAGTTCGGCCAGCCACAACCGCCGCAGAATAATGCACCATTTCCGGCGGGGAATGATGAGTACATCCCATTCTAGTGAAAGGGGATGAGGGACATGGAAAAGAACCTTGATCTGCCGGACCGGGTGGCCACAGGGAAGAAAAAGACCTATGAGGACACCAAACGGGAGGCAGAAAAAAAGATCCTCCAGGAACGGAAGGAATCAGAAAAGGGCCTCATGACCAGTGGCGTAGTACCTCCGGAACTGAGGGGAGTGCTGAAGTGAAGAGAATACAGGAATAAAACGAGGTGAGAGAATGACTTTAGGAAAGATTTTAAGCTGTTGCCTGATAGCGCAGATTGTCACAATTGCTACAGATTCAGAAGTTGTCTTTGAAGGGCGGAAAATGGAGTTGTGTACTTCCGATGCTGGCGACGTACTAGATAGATATGGAGATTTTGATGTTGCATGTATGAGTACTTATTTCGATAAACGGCGAAATGAATGTGGCTTACGTTTTGAACTGGAGGAAGAAGACGAAGGACACATTCGACTGTGTATATCAGTTCATCAATGCAGCCATGGACACAGAGGAATTCACTTTGCGGAAGAAACTGCTTGAACAGCTGGTGAATGATGCCCATCACCTGGCGGCGCTCCAGAGAGTGGACCAGGGGAAAGTGGCAGAGGGCATCATCGGAGAATGGGAAGCGGCCCATCCGGATGAGGACGAAGGTAAGCCGATGCCAGTCACTCCGGCGGGAAGTGAACCGGATAGAGTCCTGAAAAAGGAAGAACCGGTGAAGCGTGGGCCGGGAAGAAGGTGCATCCATGAGAAAGAGCTGCAAGCGGAGATGGAAGAATGACACGAGGCGGGAAACTTACCGGCTGTTCTGCAAACCTCGCAGAAATTACCCGGTAAGAAAGATTCTGCAGCTGAGTCTGATGGATTTAAAGAGATTGGTTAAGGAAGTGGGGAAATGAGACATACCAAAATCGGTGCAACAACGCACGCAGAGCACGGAAGTGACTTCTCGATAGATGTGATGATGGCAACGTATCTTCGTATCATGGTAAGGCCGTGGAACTGCCCTGGCCACAAAAACGTCTGTGAGGTGGTGGTCTACAAGAGCAACCACAAAGCGGATGATGAACCAATCATCACGGTAAGATACACAGAAATTCGTGGGCAGATGGTGCTGATGGATGAGGCCCTGGCTGAGAAAGTAGCCAGGCAGATACAGGCGAATCCGTACAGGTATCTGAGATATGAAATTATGCAGAATGAAGTGATTTTAATTTAATCTTCAGCGAGGAGGGAGAAAATGATGGGAGTAGTGATTGGACTCGTCATCGGATATGTAGTAGGCGGGGTCGTGAATGTAGCTTTCCTGCTTGCCTTCTGCATGCGGAAGATGGCAAGAAACAAAGGAGGCCATGCATGACTGTAAAGGAATTTCTGAATAAAGTCCGAAGGCAGAACAGTGTGCTGCTGACGTATGAACGGGAGCTGTCAGAGCTAAGGCTGAGGATGGTCAATATTTCAAGCCCCGGCTTTGGGGATAAGGTCCAGACCAATCACATTTCCTCACTGGATGAAATCATTGAGAAGATGGAATCCCAGGCAGACAAGGTGAACAAGAAGTGGGATGCCTGCAAGGGAATGAAGGAGCAGGCCGAGATGCTGATAGATAAGGAGCCGGATGAGTACAGGCGGTGTGTTCTCTATCGGTACTACATCCTATGCCAGTCGTGGAAACAGATCGCCGTGGACATGCACTTCTCCCTCCGGTGGATTACGAAGCTCCATGGCTGGGCATTACAGGATCTGGAAAAAGAGTTCCATAAAGTTCCTATTAGTTCCAAAGAAATTGGGGTAAAATGATAGTGTGGAAATCAGGAAGAATACCACATGAGTAACCCCTCCAACAGGAAAGCACGCACTCGGTCGATCAGGTGTGTGCTTTTCTATTCCTTTTTGTGATGTTTGGATTATGATATAATAAAAATAAAAGAATATGTTGTACTGGTTGGAGGTCGGTAAACATGTGGCGCTTGAAATTATTAGACACAATTGAATTCATAATAAAGGCAATAATCATATTGGTTTGTGGTACTGGTGTTGTTATTAGCTTATTAGAACTATATGTATTATCAAATTATACAGGGCACTAAGGAAATCTAAGCATTCGCATCTAAACGAGTGCTTTTTAATTGTGGGATGGTAATAGAATGCTGATGCGAGAATGTCCTATTTGCGGTAAGCTGCATAAACAAGGGGAACCTTGTCCTCATGCGAAGCGCCGGAATGAAGAGTATGACCGGGAACATAGAAACCGTGAACGGAGTGCGTTCTATCATTCGCCATCCTGGAAAGCCATACAGGCAATTGTTAAGGCGGCCTGCCATGGACTGGATATATACGAGATGGATGTGAACCATCACATCGTTAAAGGAAGAATCGTACATCATATCATTCCATTAGTAGAGGCTCCGGATAAAGCACTCACATTAACAAACCTTGTCTATGTGAGCGATAAAACGCATAGAATTATACACGATGCTTATGATAAAGACGCTGAGTCAAAAGCAAGGATGCAAAGAAAATTATTTGAGATGTCAGAAAAAATTTTTAGCGGCCGGGGGTAACTGAAAAAAGTTTTTGCGGTCAAAGATAGGACCGCGCAGCCCCTTTTCTCGCACAAAATATTTAAAAATGCAGACCAAATTTTCTGCGGGAGGTGACAAATATGGCAGGAAGGCCAAGGAAAATTATTGAATTGCATACCGGCGCTCATACGAAGGCGGAAAAAGAAAGCCGGATGGAACAGGAGAAGGAACTGAAGCTGGACAGAAAGGGCCTTGTCCCTCCCCTGTGGCTGTCTGAAAAAGCGGCTGCTGAGTTCCGGCGGGTAGTTCGTGAGGCCGCTAAGATTGATATTCTGGACAACCTGGACCTGTCTGTGCTGGCCATCTATGCGGATGCTTATGATAAGTTCATCCTGCTGAACGAAATTATTGAGAACGAAGGCTGCTCGGTAGAAGTTCAGGGCGTGAAAAATTCATATACCAAGGTTAACCCGGCTCTTGTGGCGCAGAATATGTATGTTGACCGCATTTACAAGGCATCGGCTAAGCTGGGGCTTGCCACTACGGACAGGCTGAAACTGGTGGTCCCGGTCAAGGCAGAGAAGAAAGAACAGAACCCCTACTTCAAGTTCCTGGACGCCGATGGATAGGGCAACGGCATATGCCAAGGCAGTTATCAGCGGGGATCGTCTGGCGGGGCATACGGAATGGCTATGCTGCAAAAGGCATCTGGATGATATGGAAAGAGGCCCTGATTTTCCTTATATCTTTGATGCGAATCTTGCGGAGAAACACATCAACATTGCCAATACGTTGACTATTGGCGAAGGCGGGCATCCGCGTCGGCTGGTTACCCGGGGATTCCAGAATTTCATTATTGGCTCCATATTCGGATGGAGAAAGAAACGGTCCCATTTAAGGCGCTACCGGGAAGCGTACATCCAAATAGGGCGGCAGAATGGTAAGTCTTTCCTGTCTGGAGCTATCGCCAATGATTTTGCCACTTTCTGCGGCTATAGGCTCGGAAGAATCTTCTGTACAGCAACCAAGCAGGACCAGGCGGAAATCGTATGGACAGAAATACAGAAATTCATCAATTCCGACTCCAATCTTGCGGAACTTTACCAGATAAAAGAATACAAGCATGAAATCCTGTCGAAAGTGACAGGATGCACGATAAAAGCCATTGGCAGAGATACGAAATCTGCTGATGGCTTTCGTAGTATTCTGGCCATTGTCGATGAATTCCATGCCCATCCGACGAATCAGATGTACAAGCTGATGCTGGATGGGCAGATTGCCGTAGATAATGCACTCACATTAGCGGTAACTACGGCGGGATTCAACCTTAATTACCCCTGTTATGACCAGTATAAGTTCTGCAAGAAAATCATCTCCGGCGCCATCCAGAAGGATTCCCAGTTCGTCTATATTACGGAGATGGATAAAAAGGATGATATTTGGACTCCGGAAAACTGGGCCAAAGCAAATCCTTTTAACCTCTGGAAGAATGACCTGGAACTGGATAAGCCGATGCTTGCCAGGATGGCAGAGAAGGCTATCGACGCCAAGGAAAAGCAGGGGGATGACCTGGCAAACTTTCAAACAAAGTCTCTTAACATGTGGGTGACCTATACCGGTGGTGCGCTGATTCCCCCTGAAAGCTGGGCTGCGTGTGCATGCGATAAAGAACTTTCAGATTTCGTAGGAAAGCAGGCATTCCTTGGCATAGACCTGTCTTCCGGCGGAGACCTTACATCCATCGTGCTGATTATCCCGGAAGAAAATGGAAAGTACTATTTATGGTCCAAGAGTTACATGCCGGAGCTCCGATTGGCGGAGCATATGATGACGGATGATGCGCCATACGGGATGTGGTCAAAGGAAGGGCTTATTACACTGACTTCTGGGATGTACGGGATAAAGACCGATTACAAGGCAATCATCGCAGATCTGAAAAAGATTATTGATGATTATCACCTGCACATCGTTGGATGCGGCTATGACAGCCACAATGCAGCCGCTTTTTTATCGGATCTGGAGGATGTACTCCCTTGTGACCTCACGGAAATCAAGCAGTCTGCCAGAAGCCTGAATGATGCGACAAAGGACTTCCAGCTTTCCGTAAAGGCCGGGCAGATAGAATACAGCCGAAAGAACAAGCTGCTGACATGGAGCATTACAAATGCCATTATTTCTGCTCCAAACAGTTTCGGCGAGATTAAGGTGGATAAGATGACACAGACGAATCGCATAGACCCTGTGGATGCGGCAATTGACGCATGGAAGATGAAATTCCTTGCTGAAGGGGAGAACGCTGCTAATGGCGAAGAAGCACTGGATGCATGGCTTGGCATTACAGAACCGAAGGAGGTGAAACGGGTTGCATCTGATTGATCTGATTAAAAGTAAGTTCCGCAATAGCGAAAATAGCGGAAGCATCTCTATGGAATCGATTAATGACCTTTTCCGGAGTACGGCAAGCCGTGCGCTGGGGTCGGATATTTCCGAAATAACTTATTTCACCTGCATTAAAGCGTTGTCGGAGTCTATCGGGAAAATGCCGATTTACCTGATGGACCAGAATAAGAACCGGATTATGGACCATGACGCCATGCGGCTGTTCAATGTCCAGCCCAATTCTTACATGTCGCCCATCCAGTTTTTCACGACGATGGAGTATTTCCGTAATCACTACGGTAACGCTTATGCATACATCGAGGCGGACAGGAGAGGGCGCTTTAGCGGGCTGTACATCCTGCCTCCCCAGAACGTGCAGATTTGGGTAACGGATACGGATCCTTTCAATAACCGGCGCTTTTATTACTATTACACAGACACCAAGAGCGGACAGTCTTATTGGTTCCGTCCGGAGGAAATTATCCATGTGAAGTCATGGATTACTGGCCGTGATGGGTTGGCCGGGAAGTCGGTAAGGGAAATCCTTGCGACAAACATGAACGGCTCTAAGGCCTCGCAGCAGTTTTTAAATGACCTGTACCAGAAGGGGCTTACTGCTAATGCCGTAGTGAAGTACGTAGGCGATTTGTCGGCAGAGAAGCAGAAAATCCTCTTGAACAGGATCGAAGAGCAGGCCAGGGAAAACGGCCGGAGGCTGATTACTCTGCCTATCGGTTTTGACATCCAGACCCTTGACCTCAAACTGACGGATTCCCAGTTTTATGAGTTGAAGAAATACAATGCCGTGCAGATTGCTGCAGCCTTCGGAATCAAGCCAAATACGCTGAATGATTACAGCAAGTCCAGCTATGCGAACAGCGCCAGCCAGAACCTGTCTTTTTATGTAGACACCCTGCTCTACAACATCAGTCTTTATGAGCAGGAATTGAACAGAAAGCTCTTAACATCGAAGGAACTGGCGGAGGGCCTTTCGTTTAAGTTCAACGTCCAGGTCATCCTGCGCGGGGATCCTTCCCAACAGGCTGATATCCTGCAAAAATATGTGGCCAGCGGGATTTATTCGCCTAATGACGCCAGGAGGCTGCTTGACCTGCCTCCGGTAGAGGGCGGTGATGTCCATATTATTAATGGCAGTATGGTGGATGTAAAAGACGTGGGAATCGCGTATAGGCAGAAAGGGGGTGATGGTACATGATTCGATTTCAAAACAGTGCGAATGGGCAGGAACTCTATGTGACCGGAGATATCATTGATGACTTGGATGGCGCAATGATCCAGGCATGGGCGCCGGATTTCGCAGAGAATTTCCAGTGGCCAGCTGACATTAAAGAGCAGCTTGATGAAATGGACCATTCCAAGCCTTTGACTGTTTATATCAACAGCCCGGGTGGTTCAGTTCCCGCAGGCGTAGCCATTTCTAGCATGCTTTCCAGATGGAAAGCTCCGGTGACTTGTGTTGTGGACGGCTGGGCATGCTCTATTGCAACGCAGATTTTCTTCTCCGGCAGCATCCGAAAGATGCCGACTAATGCCTATCTGATGATTCATAAGCCTTCCTGCTATATGGAAGGGAACGCCGATGATCTGCGTAAGCAGGCGGATACGCTTGATACAATCCAGAAAGGCTTGGAAAGCTCTTATCTGAAAGCAGCCAAGACATTGTCTGCAGATGATATCCATAAGATGGTCAACGAAGAAACGTGGCTGACAGGGGAAGAAGCCTGCGATGAGTTCAATATCGAACCGATTGCACCTGTGAAAACGGCTGCGCATTGGGGAAAATCAGTAATGAATATGCTGAATATCCCTAAGGATATCGCAGTCGAGCCCCCGAAACGGGATTCCCCTGATAATAACGATAGGGAAAAGCCGGAAAAAGAAACTGTGAAAAAGCCGTCCGAAGAAACCATGATGGCAATTCGGCAGGCTGTTTTAAATGCCGATAAGGCGTTAGTAAAAGCGGCGATGAGACCGCAGAAAGGGTAGAATAATGCTTAAATCTACTGAAATCAAGAAAACTATTGACGGCATCAAACAGAAAATTCGGGACCTCCAGGCAAACGAACAGTATGATGATGCTGTGGAAGAAGCCAAAAGACTGGAACAGGCAACCGCCGAACTTAATGCGGAACTTGCTATTGAAGCTGCAGATACCGCCGTAAATGCAGGCGTAGGTATTGTTGCTCATGCTCCGGCGGCGAAGAAACTCAAAAACCGTGTGTTTAACAAGCTGGTCCTTGGCCGTGCGCTGAATGAAGAAGAACGTGAATTCGTTAATACCGCAGGAACCCCCGGCCAGGTAGAATCCACTCCGGGTAAAGGCGGATATATCGTTCCGGAAGAACAGATTGCTACTCTCGTGGAATTCAGACGCGCTTACACTGCGCTGAAATCTTTCTGCGATGTAAGGACTGTATCCACCGCTAGCGGTAAAATGCCGACCATTGGAACTGAAGATGGATCTCTGGTGGCTTTTGATGAACTGAATGAAATCAACAAGTCTGATGTAGACTTTGGCCAGATTGCATACAGCATCAAGTCCTATGGCGATATTATCCCGGTATCCAACGAAATTCTTGCAGATACTGATATCGACCTGATGGGTGTCATCGGCCGCCGTTTCGCACGGAAATCTGTAAACACAGAAAACGCCAAAGTTCTTGCGGCACTGCCAACCAAGTCTACTTCTATCACAGACTACAAAGGCATTGTGAAGGCTCTGAACGTCACTCTGGATCCGGCTATTTCCGCAGCATCTGCCCTCTATACCAACCAGGATGGCTATGATTACCTGGATGAACTGGTAGATTCCCAGGGCCGCCCGATGCTGACTGCATCCCTGGCGGACCCCGGAGTTATGCTCTTTAAAGGGCGTGCCGTCCGTATTCTGAAGAACAGCGTACTTCAGACTAAGACTACCATCCCATTCTACGTAGGCTCTATGGCTGATGCTGTTGCGTTCTTTGACCGTCAGCAGGTATCCATGGCTGCGTCTGCAGATGCAGGATTCACGTCTAACCAGACTATGATTCGTGCGGTTGAACGCTTTGACGTGCAGGCCGAAGATGCGGATGCTATGGTCATGCTGAAACTGACGGTGTCCGGTACCTGATAAGAAATGAGGTGAATTCCCTATGCTTGACTTGTCGGATGTGAAAAGCTACCTTCGCGTGGATACGGACGTGGACGATGCACTCATCAGCATGGAAATGAATGCGGCTGACCATTATCTTGCCGGGGCAGTTACGAACTATGACGCCAACTACAGATCAGACGAATCTTTTGCGGAAGCTGCTGATGTAGTAAAACTGGCTGTCATCGCCCAGCTGTATGAAGACCGTACAGGGGAAAAGAATGGGGATTTTAACTACACCATCCGTACGCTTATCAACCAGCTTAATCTGTGGGGTGATGCTGATGCTTAACATCGGGAAGATGTCACATCGGATTACCCTCTTCAGTTTGAGCAGGGGAACTGATGATGGCTTCGGCGGCGATGCGTCCTGGGTGAAGGTCAGGGACACATGGGCGGAGTTCCTGAAGGCAAGGGTTACTCCTTCGGCTTATGCGTCTGACGGCGCTGCCGTGCTGGTGACGCAGGGGATGCGGATTCGTGCCCAGGACATAGAAAAAGGATGGCGGGTCTCTGAGAAAAGCCACGTATATGACGTGCTGGATGTGGACAGAAGCGACCCCGAAGTATATGTCCTTACCACGAAAGAGGCAAGGCTATGAGCAGGGGAATTGAAATCCGGATGAGCATGGGGGAAGCCGTGCTGAAAGCGACCAGGGACATAGACGGTTATACGTCACGGGTGCAGACAGGCATAGTAAGGACTATCGCCAATGGTACCCAGGCTGTTTATTCTGCCGCCGTCCGGATGGCGCCCCGGGGCCCAACAGGGAACCTGAAAGCCGGATTGACTTACAGACTGTCGGGCGTCAGCGGTATGGTCATGAGCCGTGCTCCTCATTCGCATCTGGTTGAATTCGGTACTGAGCCACGTATTACATATCGACAGGTTAAAAAAGGGACCAAACATGCCATGAGACTTCCAGACGGCCGCTTCGTGAAAGGCGACATCTATAACGGGCGGATGCCTAAAAAGCCATTCATGCGGCCGGCCTATATGGCCGAGAGGGATAACATTGAAGCGCAGATGAAGAAGGTGATTACCGATGATACTGGTTAAAGACGTGCCGCTTGTTGCTTTGCAGCAGGCTGTATTTAACCTCTTGAAGGAAGGGCAGTCGGTTCCCGTTTATGGCGAGGTCATTGAAGGGGCTAAGCTGCCATATATCACCATCGGCTCTGTGACTTTGAAGCCCCAGGCCGTTAAGACGTCAGTCATGTGGAGCGCTTCTCTCAACATTGATGTGTGGGCTGCCAGGACACAAAAGAAAAAGACAAATGATATTCTGAACGATATCAGCGCTTTGCTCTCCTACAATTCCGGTGGCCTTTCTATCAGTGGATATGACTGCTTTTCGACGGATATTGCTCTGGTAGAAGCCTTTCCGGAAGAAACAACAGGCTATCACGGCACTTTGACTGCCGTTTTTGAATTAAGTAAAAAGGAGATTGTATAAATGCTTACTGCAGATGAAATCAAAAAACTTCCATCCAATCCCGACACTTCCATTGCCGAAGCGGGCAAGGATACACTGCTCTATGTAGCAGATGGTACTGGCACTGATGGGAAAGAAACCTATGTCCTTGTTGGCGGCCAGCGGAACGCTCCGCTGAAACGGCAGGCAGATACGCTGGATGCTTCCCATAAGACATCCGGCGGCTGGGGCGCCAGCCTGGCGGGCAAGAAGTCCTGGTCCATTTCTTACTCCGGCCTGCAGGTCCTGAATGACAAAGGCCTGGAAATCCTTGATTATGCTTATACCAACAGCAAACAGATCAAAGTGAAAATCATGTACCGTGATAAGACCTACCGTACCGGCTGGGCATCTGTTACCGAATTCGATGACGATAACGCACATGACGCAGTGGCCACTGTCTCCGTTACTCTGTCTGGCGTAGGTGCCATTTCTGACATTCAGGCAGCTGAATCCGGTACCCGACAGGAGGAGTAACACATGAAAAAGAGCGTTGATTTGAAGATCGGGGATAAAACGTTTACCCTTTGTTTCACCATCAAGGCTCTTTCGGAATTGGAGCGGCTGGAAGGCCGCTCTTTAATTCTGCTTATTAATGCGCTCGTATCAAACCCCGGTGCATTTATGAATCTCATGACCGTGGATTTTCTCGTGCATGCATTGAATACGGGATTAGTAGATAAGCCGAAAGACTTTGATGCCTATGATTTTATTGATGCTTACTGCGCACAGGAAGACGCAACCCTGGATGACCTGATGGAGGGTGTATTGAAAGGAATTCTTGCATCTGGCCTTTTTACGTTGGGCAGTCCGGAAAGAAACGCAGCGCAGATCAATCGGATTCTCGGACTGGAATAAAGTCGTTTGCGGACTGGCTGGAATATGCTGAACCTTTAGCATATGAAAAAGGTTTTAAACCTGCGGAGTTTGATGCTCTGCAGCCGATTGAATTCTATAAATACATTAAGGCTTGCGATAGGAGACAGCGTGCCAGGGATTACAGGACGGCCTATTTCGTTTCCTGGGTACTTGCTCCCTATGGGGATGTTGATTATAAAAAGATTGCTGATCCCTTATGGAAGGAGAAAGAGTCGATGCAGGAACAGGATGCTGCGGATAGGAAAGAAGAACGGGAAAAACTGATTGCGGAGTTTGGGTTAAGAGAAGGTGAAATGAATGGCTAATATTGCGGACCTGGCGGTGAAAATTGGTGCGGATGCATCCAGTTTTTACAATGAGATGAAAAAGACTAAGAGCTCTATCCATGATACTTTTGATACGAAACCGGTCAAAGGCTTTCATGGAGCTCTGGATGAACTCAACATTTCCATGTCATCCGTGGTTGGCACCATCGGAAAATGGTCTGCAATCGTAGGTGTAGACCTTCACATTGCGTCTTCAATCAAACATGCCGTGGAGGCAAGCCGCAGATTAAATGAGCTTTCTGCTACACTCGGCACTTCGGAAGCCGAAGCATCTCGTTTTTCCAAGACCATTCAACTGGCTGGCGGTGATGTACAGACTGCCAGCACGTCAATCATGCGCCTGGACAAGACGATTACCAGCGCAGGGACTTCTTCGGATAAGGCAAGGCAGGTCCTTGACATCTTCGGGGTATCCCTGACTGATGCAAATGGTAAACTGCTTCCGGTAACCGAACAGATGAAGAACCTGGCACAGGGCTTCAAGCTGGCGCAGGATGCCGGATTCGGGCAGGAATACCTCATGGAAACCCTTGGCGCACGTGGGCTGTCTTTGGCCGGTGCGTTAAACGAATATGCCGATGCAGCAGATAAGGCGTCTCAGATTAAGGGCATTGGACTGGACACAGAACAGCTCCGGGAAGTAGGACTGGAAATCGACGCAGTAAAGATGCAGATGGGCCAGTTTAGCACGCTTGTGGGGGCATCCCTTGCTCCTGTTGCTGCTGAATACCTTCCGCCTATCCTGTCCGGATTGAGCGATCTGGCACAATACATCTCCAAAAACAAGGAAGAAGTGAATGGACTTGTAACGTCAGCGGTGGAATTCTTCGCCGTTTATAAAGCAATATCTTTGGCTACTGCTGCGAAAAAGGGATTCTCCCTGGTGTTTCAATCAGGGACTAACGAAGTCGCCAAAGAGATAGCACAGCAGGAAGAGCTGACCAGAGTCCAGGAACGGAACATTGCAAAAAGAGAACAGATGCTTGAGAAAGCTGCTCTGAACGACAGTAAGCGCAAATATGAAGAAATTCAGAGGATGCAGGTCTCTGAGGCTGAGAAGACCCGAATCTATACTCAGTACTGTGTTGCCCGGGAATCGCAGGCAGTGCGTGAAGCCGCCGCTATCCGTGCGGCAATGACACAGACCTATACGTCTATCAATGCGCAGGCAGTGGCTTCCAGTGCAGTGCAGACAAACGCGCTTGCGAAAGTAACTGGCGCGGCTGCGGTAACCGGTGTCGGAATGTCGGCAATCGGTACCAATGCTGTAGCGGCTGGAGTCCAGACGGCAAATGCCATGGGGAAGATGTCTTCTGTAGTAGCGAGCATGGGGAAACTTGTATGGGGTCTTGTCGGCGGATGGGTCGGAGTCGCTACGGCTATCGGATTCGCCATCTATAAACTGCATCAGTTCTATCAGGCAGAGCGGACTAAAGCTGCCAATGACCCGTATGTAGAAGTAGGCGGCAAAAAGTACCAGTACGACAAAGATGATAACGTCATGGTCCGCCTTAAAGACAATGGCACCCGTATGAACATCTATGACCAGGGCGAAATGGATACGGCTAAGGCCGCTTATTGGGAGAAGTACGGGGATCCTACCGCAAAAGAAAATGAAAGTTTCTCTGACCAGTATAAACAGGCGCTGGAAGCCCAGAGGCAGGGTACTGAATCTATCCAAAAACAGATGGCCGAACTTATGGCGTCTTTCCAGGCTCCTGAAACAGGAGCGGGCGGCTCCGGCGCTTCCGGTGGAAGATCTGCTTCCGCTCCTGCGGTGGAGGTTCCCAAAACACAGTCTGTACAAATCCCCATTGGACAGGTAATGGCGGATGACGCCGCAAAGCATGTGGGCGAATATCTTGGAACAGAGATGTGCGCAGCATTCGTTTCAGAGGTGGCCCAGGAGGCTGGCGTTTCCGGGCTGAATAGTGCCTGGGCTCCAAATCTTGTAGCGGCAGCTACATCCCGTGGGGCTTATGAAGAAACAAATGATCCATATGCGGCTAAGGCTGGTGACATTTATGTATGGGGTGATGCTGACCATGTAGGGATTGCAGATGGCAACGGCGGGCACTATGCCTCTAATGGCACGAGGACTGAAGACCATGGGGTAACACATGGCGATGTAGATGCTACACGGAGCTGGTATGGAAATCTGACCGGAATTATCCACATGGATAAGTTCACCGGGAACCAGATGGGCAGCGCTGAAATGACCGATGCCGAACGTGAAGCGCAGGAAAAGCTCAATAAGCTCAACGAAGCCAAGGATAAAGCAGTCTCCATGTACAGCCAGATGTCTTCTGAAATCCTGCAGCAGACCGGAACTGCCTGGGGCACCGGGATGGATAAGATTATCCAGGATGTCCAGAGCAAACAGATTGAAATCAACAAAATCCGGGAAGCCGGGGTGCCGGAAGCTGCCATTAAAAAGTTGGAAGACAAACTGGCAGAATACCAGAAGGTACTGACTGACCAGGTCGAGAAGAAAAGGCAGGAAGCGCTTGACAAGACGGTTTCTGCAACTAAGAAGGCGAATGCTGAGCTGCAGGGCAATTATAAGGCCCTGGCGGATGTAGAGTATGAGACCACTTTGCAGGAGCTCCAGAAAGAACGGGAAGAGAAAGAGAAAGAAGTAGCAAAGAACAAGTCAGACAAAGAATCCATGGCAGCCGTAGAAGACTGGTATACATCACAGGCCCAGGCGGCAGCTGAAAAACGGACGGAGGCTTATCGGGATTCCTTTGAAAAACAGGTGAAGTATTCTATCCAGCACCACGATCTTAAGGGCCTTACTTCTCTGATGCAAAGCAGCGACGGAAAAGATTTCATCGATTGGGCATCTCAGAGTGATGGTATGGAGAAGTTCTATTCTGAATGGAGACAGCTTCAGTCTGATATGCATGAATCTATGCTGAGCCAGGTAGCTGATGTGGCTTCTAGTACAGAAGGGGCCTTCAAGGATTTCTTCAATAATCTGGTAGAAGGGAAAGAAACATTTGGCGATGCCTTCTCTGACCTGGTGGATACCATCATGGAATCTGTTGTCCAGCAGATTACAGACAAGTGGGCTGCGCAGATTACCAGTTCCATTTTTGGCGGGATTCTGGGCAATCAGAACGGCTCCGGTGGTGATCTGGGAAGCAATATGGTCTCCGGCGGGTTGGGGACCCTGTTCAATGCCGGTATTGGAAGTCTGTTTGGTGGCGGCAATGATAACAGCTCCGGCGGAATCGGTGATTATTCCGGATTCATGCCATCCATCATGCAATGGACCAAAGGCATTAATGATGCCAATACGGCAACAGGCCTGTTGACCGGGACGACGTCCGGATTGAACAAAATCACCGGGACTTACAACACGGTGCAGACTATGCTTGCTACGGCAACAAAACCTGCAGAGCAGACAACGACCATGGCGACAACCGGAGCATTGGGAAAATTGACGCTTGCAGCATACTCTGCATCGATAGCACTTAAAACTATCAGCTTTGGTGGGTTCCCTCATGCGGCAGGCGGCCCTATCGTTGGTCCGGGAACGGGGACTTCCGATTCCATTCCCGCTTTCCTGTCGAATGGTGAGTTCGTTATTAATGCTGCGGCGGTTTCCCGAGTGGGTATGCCGCTTCTTGAGGCCATTAATAACGGCAGGTTCCCGCATTTCTCAGCAGGCGGCGCGGTAAGCGCTGTAAAGAATGTGGTATCTGGAATATCCGTGCATCCCGCAAGTAATGTGGTGTTGAATGTGTCTGCCTTAGACGCTTCAAGCTTTGCGGATTTCCTGCGAAATGGCGGAGCTACGACAATTAAGCAGATGCTGCTGGACACAGACAGGGATTTCACCGGCGCAGCGGAGGTGTGGTAAATGAGCAGAATCTTTTTCCCTCAGAGCGAACTTGACTATAGCTCTAAAAAGTCGCAGTCCTGGGGAACGGAGCTGCAGACATCGGGCAGCGGGAAAAGCCGCTCCTGTACCAACCAGCTCTACCCTACATGGACAATAGAAGTGAAGATAAACCATCTGACAGATGCAGGTGCAAGGGCGCTTCAAGGGTTCATAGCGCTCCTGAAGGGGAAAGCAAAATCTTTCTTTTGGCTGGATCCAGAGGATTACCAGGAAACTGGAGTCCAGCTGCCCATGGTATCTACGGGTGTTTATCAGCCGGTCATGAGACTGGGAAGCTATACAGAGCCTGTAGACTATGTAGACAATCTTACAGTCTACGTGGACGGAGTGAAGCAGGACGCATCCGGATATGTACTGACCGATGCAGGATATATCAAGTTCAATACAGCACCGGCAACTACATCAAAAGTTACTGCTGATTACAGATATTACTGGCACATGCGGCTTTATAAAGACGGCTTCGAAGTGGAACATGAATTTGATGATTTCAATCGGGCGCCGCCTTTTAAAATGGTAACTGCAAGGGAGTAAAAGGATGAAGAAGGTTTCTACGGATTTGTCGACTTATCTAAGCACAGAAAAGCATATTACGTCATGTGATCTGTATGAACTGGTGCTTTCCAGCGGAAACCATTATTACTATGCTGATACAGACGTGGACATCACGTACAACGGTATCGTCTATAAGCATAATGCGCTGATTCTTAAGCGGCAGCAGATTAAGACGAATAGTTCTATTACCGTGGATTCCATGACTATCACTGTATATACAGACCAGGGCGATGAATTTGAAGGCAAGTTTTTCCTTCAGGCTGCGCACAACGGCAGCCTGGACAGGGCGAAACTGTATCTGAAGAGATGCTTCTTCAATGGTACAAATGTTGTGGGAGTAATCAGCCTCTTTGGAGGCAATGTGGAAGTCAAGTCTGCAGGCGGAATCAAGATCCAGCTTACGGTGAAGGCCCGCACGCAGGGTCTTAATATGGATTTCCCTATTCGGAAGTTCTATGCCCAGGGGACCTATACCACAAATAGCAGCAGCAAAATCATTGAAGCCGGTAAAAGCGAGGATACCTGCCTGATTGCTCCATTCATTCCGACGCAGGAGGCACTGCTATGACTATAGGGGATAAGATTGCTGATGATGCCTATACCTGGTTGGGAACTCCACATGTAAATCAAGCCAGAGTCAAGGGCATTGGCGTAGACTGTGGGATGCTATTGATTGGCTGCGCAGAAGACGTGAATGCTGTGGATAAAGACAGTGTGAAGATAAAGCCTTACTCAAATGAATGGCACCTTCACCATAGCGATGAGTGGTTCCTGAAGTATGTGCAGGAATACTGTGAAGAAGTTCCCGCTGAAGATATGAAGCGGGGGGACTTCCTCCTTTATCAGTTTGGCCGGTGCATCTCTCATGCTGGCATCTACGTAGGAGAAGGAAGAATCATCCATGCAGTGATTAACCAGGGCGTTATTATGAGTGATCTGAATGACGTTATGTTTTATGATGCGAAAGGCCGTCCCAGGCTTAGAAAGGTATATCGTTTCAGCCGTGAAAAGTACCTGGCGGAGGTGAATAAATAATGGGTCTTTTTGGACATGGGCATACCACAGTTAACCGTGCGAATAAAATATCCAATGTAACGATTAACACTGCAGAGCAGGGGGCAACTGTCCCGGAAATCTTCGGCACTACTAGAATCAGTGGGAATGTCATCTATTATGGGGACTTTACTGCCCATGAACATAAAGAGACGCAGCGTGCTGGCAAGGGCGGTAAGAGTAAGAGCGTAAACATCACATATACCTACACAGTTGCTGCGGAAATTGCCCTTTGCGAAGGGAAAATCAGTGGGATCGGCAAAGTATGGATTGATAAAAACGTCTACAATTATCCGTCCGACGAAATCCAACTGACCTTATATTCCGGTACGTCTGACCAGTCCGCATGGAGCTACCTGACCGGGAAGCATCCATCACAGGCGCTCCCTTATCATGGCCTTGCTTACATGGCTGGGGTAGTAGATCTCGGGGACAACGCGTCGCTTCCGAACTACAACTTTGAGGTAAAAGGGAAACTCTTGAGCACCGGTGATGGAGTGGATGCAAATCCGGCAGACGTTATCCGGTATATTCTGGATAAAGTTGGGCTTTCTTCGGTAACAATAGACGGGCTGGATAATTATAGAAAATACTGCGCGGAGAATGACCTGCTGATTTCTACTCCGATGGATAGCACTGATGCCAAAGAGACCCGGGAAATCATCAATCAGATCATTACGCTTACCAATGCTTACATGTTCTGGTCAAATGACCATTATAAGATTGTTGTGATGGATGACCTTGCTCACGGTTCCTGGTCTCCGGATAAGACTGTGCTGTATAATCTCACGGCTGATGATTTTATCCCCCAGGGAAGCGGGGTGCTGGTAAGCTACAGCCGGAAAGACAGCTCTGATATCTACAACCAGTTTCCGGTGGAGTTCATCAATCGAGATAACTCTTATGAAAAAGAGACCGTGGCCTATGCGGATACGGATGATATCAATACCTATGGGGTGCGCCAGGCTTCTACGACTAAGGCCCACTGGTTCTACAAAAAAGAACGGGCTGTCAAAGTGGCTGAGGCTTTGGCACGAAAGGCCAGATACGAAAGGAATCAGTATACATTTAAACTGGACTGGTCTTTCTGCTGCCTCGAAGTTGGCGATATCGTAACATTAACCGATGAAAATATTGGAATCACAAAAGAACCGGTTAGAATCAACAATGTAACAGAAGGAACAGATGGCCTGCTGACATTTACGGCAGTATCCATGCCCCCGCTGGACGATGTGACTCCCAAATTTGATGTACATAATGTAGACAGACCGTATGTGGACTATAACAAAACAGCCCCCGATACGGATACGCCACTCATTATGCAGCCTCCGGTGGACCTCACTACGAACGGGTTGGAAGTTTGGATTGGGGCCAAAGGTAAGGGGGACCTTTGGGGCGGCTGCGAAGTGTATATCTCTGACGATAATACGAATTATCGTTACCTTGGGCAGATTACCAACAGCGCACGCATCGGCACACTGGCATCCGATCTGAAAGCAGATGATACGACAGTTGTTGTGAAATCTAATGGGAGTTTCCTCTCCGGCACTGAGCAGGATGCGAAAAGGGGGAATACACTCTGCTGGATGGATGGTGAATGCTTCAGCTATCAGACAGCCACGTTGCAGGCAGATGGATCATGGAGCTTATCCGGATGCATTCGTGGGCAATACAATACTACGGCATCCGCTCATTCTTCCGGAGCCCAGTTCGCCAGGTTGGACAATACGCTGCTTAAAACCGCATTCCGCAGGGAGGATATCGGTAAGAAGATATATCTGAAATTTGTCTCTTACAACGTTTTCGGAAGCGGAAATCAGGACCTTGCCGGAGTCAATCCTTTTGAGTACACGCTGGCGAAATACTATGTGCCTCCGGTGTCTAACCTCACTCTTGCAACCAGATACCGGGAAGTTATAGGCGATAAAGAGCGGTATGACATCATCGTAACCTGGACAAAGCCATCAATGGATAGCTACCTTGAAGGGCATGTTTACTATACGGTAGATAACGGTTCGGGAGAGACTAAGCCTGTATTTGGCGGGAGCGGGCAGAGCAGTGTGACCATTCCGGATGCCATTGTAGGAGCTACTTACAATGTATATGTCCTGACGAAAGATAAATATGGGGCAAGGAACAGCCGCTCTCAGGCTCCAACAGCCAGTATCCTTGTTGCGCTGAAAACGGAAACGCCAAACACGCCGCAGAACTTCTCTGTTGCCTTTGGCAGCGTTGCCAGGGTGTCATGGGATGAAGTGACCAATGCGGACATTGCATGTTATGAAGTCCGGACAGACAAAAATCCCGGTGTGACAACGTCGGGGCTTCTGGCGAAGACCAATGACTTTTCAACGACAATTACATTGACCAGCCGCACGGGAACGTTATATCTGTATGCCAAAAGCGCATTAGGCAAATACAGTTCTCCAGCAGAATTGACGTACAGCAAGACCGCTCCTTCTGCTCCCGCAGCGCCAACTGTTAACGCACGTCTGGGTATGATGGGGATTACCACAGCGTCGATTCCTTCGGACTGCATCGGAGTGGCTGCCTATATCAGCGACGGGAAAAACACGACTGTAGTGAAGTCCACGTCAAATGTGCTGACTTACCCATGCGATGCAGGCATCTATGATGTGGTCGTAGCATATTACGACCTGTTCGGCGAAGGTGCGAAGTCTCCGGAAACAACGTGTACCGTCAAAATTGAGATTGATGGTTCCATGCTGAAAGACGAAAGTATCGCCCTGGACAAAGTGGAAAAGACACTGAAAGAGCAGATTGAAACAGGTGCAGCATCCGGAGCTAAGGTACAAGCCGTCGTAGATAACCTGAATGCAAAAGATGGGTATAAACAGTATTCCGCCCTGGTCCAACTGCAGGATGATATTAATCTGCAGGTCAAGAATGGTGATGAAGTAACCCAGATTAACCTGGCAAAAGACACCTTGTCAATTGAAGGCAAATTAATCCATATCACCGGCACTACGCTTTTTGACGATAATGTCATAACGAATGGAATGATCCAGGCAAATGCTGTTACTGCTGATAAGATATCTGTGACAAGCCTGTCAGCTTTGTCCGCAGTTATTGGAACACTGCGGACCAAGACAAGTGGAGCTCGGATGGAAATTAGTGATAACCTTATTGAAATCTATGACAGCAACAATATTCTTCGTGTGAAAATGGGGGTGTGGTGATGCAGGGGCTCCAACTTTTTGACGGAGATGGAAACTGCAAGCTGGACACATCGGATTATACGTTTCTGATCATTGGATTCGGAGATACTGGATTGGCGGATGGGTCTATTTCAAATGCCGATATTCCGCCAAATGCAAGAATAATCCCGTACGCCAAATATCCCTCATCGGAAATTGGCAGTGATTATTTGCAGTTTGCCCTTGCCCAGACTCCTGTCTTTACAGTAAGTGCAGGCTTGATTAAGTGGGCATATACAAAGCCGGTAGGAAGCGGGATATATGGTTATGCTGCGAAATGGGGCGTTAAATTTATGTACGGGGTGGCGAGATGAGCAGCAGTTACTTTGCCGTCTATAACGATGATTCAGTATTGCAAATCAATGACAGGTTTACGGCGCTTTGCCACACAATGCAATACAACCTTTCTGATTACTACGACTCCACTGCGACTTATTCCGGTGGTGCCAACCAGTTGGAATGGACAGATTATGATTCGCAGGAAACAATATCTCCTACGAATATTTTCTATTACAAAGTGCCAATGACGGATAATACCGCATATTTTCTTAAAAATCCGACTGTATACAAAAACGGTAAGGGGTATGCCTATGTGATGATGAATTCAGGCGTATTAGCCAGTAACAAGAAATGCTATCTCTGTATAGCTGTCTGCGGGGATCTGGCTAAAGTAGATGCCGATGAGTTCATGCTTTATAAGACCTCCACTTCAATTGATTCTCCCGTAAGCAAGGGCACCTGGAGAGGTCGGCTCCAATGCTTTAATGAAAAAGGGACCATCGTATTTGACTCATATAACCAGCCTGTAGTAGTTACCGACAGCTATTACAAGAAAAACATAGACGCTGATACGCTTTATGACATTGCCAGGGCGGACAAGGTAGATTTTAGTCCGCAAACTTATTCATATGCTGAAGATAAAAAAGTAGCGCTGGGGGTTAGCGGCACTTTCTTTGGGGCAGCGGCTGGCCATGTGGTCGACAGCGCTGATAGTTATATAACTGCATTGGTTCATTCCCAGTTTGTTTATTTCAAGCTGTCATCAAACTGTGTGCAGGTAAGGCGTGGCTATAACCATGAGATGGCGGGCAATTACCTGAAAGTTTCCGGGGTGGCTATTGGAGCTAATCCGTCAAACTGGACAGGGTTCAGTATTATCGATGTATCCAAGGTTTAAAGGAGGAATTGCTATGGTCAAAGTTCATTTGGACAATACCCAGATCATTGTACAGGCAGCGCCAGGGATGGAGCTGGCAGACATTGCGGGGACAACAGCCACCCCGGACAAAGTTCTCTCCGGTTATAAGTTCGTTGGTACTGATGGGGCGTTGAATGAAGGAACATACACGCAGGAATCTTATGCTGATTTTGATGGATACACATTTTAAGGAGGTTTTACTATGGCGACAGTAGAAAAAGGATTAGTAAGCAAAAGTTATCTGACAGCAACGGCAGACGCTATCCGCTCAAAACTTGGGATAACTACAACCTATAAACCTTCAGAATTCGCTGAAGCTATCGGGGAAATTGGGGGGGTAAAGGACCGTAATCTGGTAATCCTTTCCTGCCCGGATATTTCAGACTTTGTTGACAGTAGCTCAACAGACGCCGCGGATCTTGATTGGGGCAGCAGGATTGTAGATTTGGATGCAAGCACTATAAACCAATTAGTAATTACTTTAGAAGAAATATACGACGATTCATTGTCACAACAGAATCCTCTTTTAATTGCGTATTTGGGAACAGATAAATGGGAGACCATTTATAAAAAGCTGTTTAATACGAAAACTAGGGGGTATTTGGCAAATTATTCAGGTAAAGGGACTCTTATAGTTAATGCAAGCATTGCAAAGAATTTAACTATGAAGAGTAACTGGACTATTATTACATTCTCGTAACGGAGGCTATATATGGCAACAGGCAAAGGGCTAATTACAGAATCAACATTGACTGATATCGCAAATGCTATTCGTAAGAAAAACCACATAGCAGGAAGGTATAAGCCTTCTCAAATGGCTGCTGCCATTTTGGCATTGCCAGATGTTTTTAACTATCTTTACATCTTTTATTACCATACTAGTACCAATACGTACGATAGCATTTCGATAAATATGTTAAACAGAGGCGTCCATTCAAACTTTGATGATATCCTCGACTCGATTAATGACTATGACGGAACCGAAATAATTTTTATGGTATACACTGGAACGACAATGAAAGATGCAAATGTTAAGAATTTTATTGCGAGTATCAACAACATTGTTGACGATATGAAAGAAATACAGCTTGCAATTACAAAGTCTCTTGCAAGTAAATTTTCGTCAATCACTTCCAGCAAGTTTACTCTAATTTCGATAGAAGATAATGTTGGATAAAGAAGAAAAAGTTTAATTGAACGGAGGTGAGTAGATGTACAAAGTACGACAGAATGACATTTCGCTTACCCGGGGGGACACGATGACTCTGAAGCTGGCTCTGAAGATGGATACCGGAGAAGAGTACAAGCCTAAAACTGATGACACAATACTGTTCACCGTCAAAAAGAATGTAAACGATAAGGCAGTAATTATCCAGAAAACAGCGGTAAATGGATATATCGCAGTCCAGCCGTCAGAAACGGAGAACCTGGCTTATGGTAATTACTGCTATGACGTTGAACTAAGGGCTGCAGATGGTTCAGTCATGACAGTGATTACCCCGCATCTTTTCAGGATCTGTGAGGAGGTTACATTCTAATGGATACAAATGGAGAGTCGCCGCCTCAGACTATTTTCGGGACATTATCAACGGTAGGCACCATAACCGGAGTACTTTCAACTAAGGGGTGTATTGAGGGCACATTATCCATCGCCCCAGGCGGAGTCATACCGGATACAGATTATGCGACAGAGGCAGACATCTTAGAGTTATTCGACGATAAAGGAGCTTAAAATGGCAGATAAAATCTTAAGACTTTCAAATTTGGCAACATTCTTGGCAAAAATCAAAAGCTTGTTTGTGGCGAAAGAAACAGGTAAAGGCCTGAGCACAAACGACTATACTACAGCCGAAAAAAATAAGCTGGCTGGCATTGCAAGCGGTGCAAATAACTACAGCCTCCCTACTGCCAGTGCTAATACGCTTGGCGGGGTTAAAATCGGGGCCAATCTGACCATTACGAATGGCGTACTCTCCGCAAACCAGGGGAGCGTAGACCTGACTCCGTATGCCAAGAAGACAGATCTGTCTTCTTATGCGACAACCGCTGCGCTGAATTCATATGCAAAGACAACTGATCTGTCTGTTTATGCGAAGTCTGCGGATATCGCGAGTACATACGCAAAGAAGTCTGATATTTCAACGGTGTATAAATACAAAGGCAGTGTAGACAGCTATTCCGTGCTCCCTGCCAATGGTATGGCAGTGGGGGACGTATACAATGTTGTTGCTGCAGATAGCGCAAATGGAATTAAAGCAGGAGACAACGTAGTCTGGAATGGCAACAGCTGGGACAACCTCTCTGGTGTTGTTGACCTGTCCGCTTATGCAAAGTCTGCGGATGTTGCAAGTACGTATATGAAAACGGCGGATTATCCGACTGCCACTGATGATGACATCAACGGCCTCTTTACCACTACCTGATGGGCGGTGAGAGTATGAAACTCATTTCGCTTGACGGAATCAAGACATTTTTAGCAAAACTAAATAGTTTGGTGGTGCATAAAGCCGGAACGGAAACCATCACAGGAGCTAAGACGTTTAGCGATGGAATTACTTCTACAAAGATTAAGTCTGATTCAATCGTTACAGGGTTGAAAGGTACACACTACTTTCAGTGTCGTAAGTTTCGTGGCGAAGGGGACGCCAGCACTTATTATCATGCTATTGATTTCGGCTTTTCAGGGCATAACCAAGTCGATTTTCATGAATACGGCGGCACATGGAACTTTTACATGAACCAAGACGGTCTGTCAACTAGCGGTACGCTTGTTGGGAGCATTCAGCCAGACGGATGGCATGGTAACGTTATTGGAAATGCAAGTTCGGCGACGAAGGCAACGCAAGATGGAAGCGGGAATGTTATTGTTGACACTTACGCTACAAAAGCATCTGTCCCGACCAATGTATCTCAACTCACGAACGATAGCGGTTATCTGACAAGTCACCAAGACCTTTCGGCATACGCTCTCAAGACCGATATTCCGACTGTTTCAGTCAAAGGCGTGAAAGTGGACGGAAGCACATCAAACTTAACTCCTGACGATTCAGGTGTAGTTACAATTCCGGCTACAGCAGAAAAGCTTGCTACGGCACGTACCATTTCGCTAAAGGGGCATGCCACCGGTTCGGCATCGTTTGATGGCAGCAAAGATATTTCGATCCAGGTAAAAGTGGATTATGCCGGGAGTGCAGGGGCCGCATCTACAGCCACGAAAGCGAAACAGGACGGAAATGGGCAGGTAATAGCCACCACCTACGCTACCAAAGCTGAAATCCCGGACGTACCGGTCAAAGGGATTAAGGTTAGCGGGGCCACAACCAATTTGGTGGCAGATACCAGTGGGATTATCACGATCCCGGCGATACCTACCGCCATATCTGCTTTTACCAATGATTCGGGTTATTTGACCTCGCATCAGGATATCAGTGGGAAAGCAGATAAGGCAACCACACTGGCTGGGTATGGCATTACCGATGCCTACACATCAGCGGAGGTAGATGAGAAAATCAAGGCTGCTATCGGAGCAATTGCAGATTACGATTCGACTGCTTTCTGATGAGGTGATATATGGACTTTATCATACAAATTTACGCTTATGCAGATCGTGCAATCTGCAACCTATCCGCCGGATGGTTATACAAGATCATCGGAGGATTTCTATTTGTTGCAATGACAAAGCATTTGTCTATGTTCCTGGCCTTCTCTGCGGTAGTGGCTTTGGATCTATTTGCCAAGTTTATCGCTTTATCTTACCAGATGTTGAAAGATAACGGAGTAGGAACACCTTCTCTGGTGGATTCGATTAAAGCGATTCCCGCAGCTCATCGAGCCAGGATAATCAACAGCCACGAAATGAAAACACAGTTTGCAGGTAAAATTATCGTCTATATTCTTTTGGTGATGGCAGGCGGGCTGGCAGATATTCTGGTAGGTGGCCACGTGAATTTTTCACAGATGGTAGTAGCATATTTGGCTTCTACTGAGGTATTGAGTATTATCGAAAATTTAGATGATGCAGGTGTTTCGGTAGTTCATGGCCTGGCAACTTTGATTAGGAGAAAAACAGGAATATGAAATGAGGGGAATACAAATGACAGCAGATGAATTTGTAGAACAAATCGGGAATACGGCAGGCATGGTATGCGCTAACTATAACCTGCCCGCATCGGTATGCATCGCACAGGCCGCTATTGAGTCCGAATGGGGACGGTATTGCATCGGCAACTATAACTACTTCGGCCGCAAGTGGGGTGGCTGGGGCAATTATGTAGAGAAATCTACGCAAGAATATAACCCGGAAAGCGGTTACTATGACACTACTGCCAAGTTCCAGGACTATGACAGCCTGGAAGATGCCATTAAGGACTGGTGTGAACTCATGACGGAAGAGCCTGCTTACTCAGAGGCTTTGGAAACGTGGCACAACACCTGGGATGTGGAAGAATTCGTCAGAGCCATGGCTCCCGTATATGCAACTGATCCGGATTACGCAGATAAGATCATTTCGACAATCAGGGCTAATGGACTCATGCGATTCGATGGATGGGATGACTAAATGAGTGACTATAAGTTCGAGGGAATCGCCTTGGGGTTATCTATCTTGGCAGGGCTGGCGGTGGCCGGATTGGCAGTTTATTTGACAGACCAATACAAGGCCAGACATGAGCCCAAAGTGCTGACACAAGAGCAGGTCAAGCAGCCAGAGACAGTAGCAAGGGAGATTCATGTTACGCAACCAGCGGCGCAAACAATCGTCCGCGAAATTGAGAAATCATCCGGATCTACGCCTTCTGTCACTTATTACGTACAGGCTCCCACGGCCCAGAAAGCTGCGGAAACTACCGCAAAGCAGATTGAAAGCAAGGACAAGTCATTGCCTGCCAAGGCGTTGGAAGAATCTGACCGGACGATTGTCACACCGGATGAGCCCCTCAATAAAGTTGATGTCTATAAAATCAACCTGCGGAAAGCCCATAAAGTAAAGACTGGGGTCTCTTATGTCTATGATAAGAGCTATTTCACGGCAGGCTATCAGGCAGGGCGGTTTGAAGGCCTAGCTTACTTTGACTGGAATGGGAAGCCAAAAGGCGGAAGCGTGTTGTACACTGTTTTCGAATGGTAACGAAAAGCCGTATCAGTTCATCCTTTGGATGGGCTGGTACGGCTTTTTTATAGTGCTAAATGAAAGAAGGAGCAGTTGCCGCTGCTCCTTCTCGGTTCATCCCTCGGCTTTACTATTTAATGCTATCAGAATCTTATAATATAAATTTTGAAGCATCTTTTACCGTAATCGCGGGCATAGTGCACTACGCCGTTCTTATCGGTTCTAGTGGCTCGAAGAATGTACCAGCCATGTTGATCCTTGTACATACTTCACCTCCCTTCTGCCCGAAGGCTTTAGTTCGGCTTAGGATGAACCAATTAGATTATACCATACATAAAGTAAAATATAATATATGAACAACAGGTAAATAAAGCAAAAACGTGAAAAGCCCACCTATAAAGGCGGGCTTTTCACGTACGAACGGCGGGAAACATTAAAATTTTAAAGTTCCTTCCGGCTGCGGCAACAACCGGACCGGGTCCATCCGTATGCACAAGGATCAACTTGGTATCTTCATAATACAATTTTAATAAGATATCGTCAAGAGAAAACATATGAACGGCGGTCATCTTGTTGTAGTAAAAAAATCAGTATTTATCGAAGAAATCTGGCTATTTCCTCTTGACAATATACCGATAAAGATATATAATGTATACAGAGTTAAGAAAGGAGGTGATAAAAATGCAAGTAGATAAATCAGATGTAGAGTGGTTGGCAAGTTTCTTATCAACATGGATAATCGCTTTTCTACCCTACATCATAAGAAAGAAGCCCTCTAAACGGCATAGGCGTACCAAGCGAAACCGTTAAGAAGGCGCAGGTAAGGGGAGGCGGGAACCTCCCCCACTACCTGCATTATATCACAGGAGGATTTAAAATGAAAATATATGATATTGCATTCGCTGTTGCGGCGGCGGGCGGGCTCTATGTATTGAACTGGAACAAAGGTATGATTGAAGCATTAATTAGCGGGATTACCATTGGGGCTTATGTCGTGTGGAGGATTACAAGAAAATGAAAATAATAAATGAAGTCATGACCACAGCCGAGGCTGCTCAGCGTTGGGGACTTAGCGAGGTAACTATAAAAAAAGCCTGCTCTGGGCAAAAGGGATACCCACCTAGATTTACAGAAGACGAATGCCGTAGATCAGGGCCGCGGGTGTGGCTAGTTACCCGCCAGGGAATGGAAAGGCTCTATGGAGAAGAATTGACCGGGAAGTAGATGCCGCTGATAGGTAATCAATGCGGGACACTCCAATATCGTAAAAATATCGTATTCACGTGTTCATTTTTGCAGAATTTTAGGACAAACAGAAAAGCACCGATGGTCGATTTCATTCGACTTTATCGGTGCTTTTTAAGTTGGTGCCGGAGGCGGGACTTGAACCCGCACGATGTTGCCATCGCCAGATTTTGAGTCTGGTGCGTCTGCCATTCCGCCACTCCGGCATATCGGTAATTATTTTATCATACAGACTGACCTATCGTCAATGAAAAAATGGGGGAAGCACGTAACGCAGGCTCCTTTCCTGGAAAGGAGCCTGCGAAGCGGTGAGAACAGCCTCTATAAAAACTGCGGCGAAGCCACCTCCACCACCCTCTGAACCTTTTGAACCTTCTGAACCCTCTGAACCCGGGCCGGTTCATCTTAAGAATCTTTTTCCACAACCCTTTTACACAACCCTTTTACACAAC